CAAGTTTTTTTGGAAACATACAAGTACAAGTTTCTTTTTTACAATTTGGGAATGTTGTTAGATAATCATGCAATTCTTGTTGCCATACTTTTCCAAGTTTTACCTTATATCCTTTTTTCTGTTCCCACTCGTTTCCATCGGAATCAAACCATTTTTCACCAATTTCTCTAGTAACACCATCTTCTTTTTTGTCAGCAACAAATCCTACTTGAACTTTGCTTTGACTTTCATGTTCTCCGTGAAGAAGTCTTTGTACATCTTCTACACTATCAATTTTAATGTCCATACATAACCTTTATTTTATTTCATTGTAAACTTTTTTCCAAAATGACCGAGTGACTAATGCCAACGGATTTGATTTTTCTACTATACTTCCTCTATCATTATTCATTTTACTAATAACCATATTAAAAATTTTTGCATCAAACCAACCAAATACTGATATAAACCTTGATTTCAATTCCGATAATTTTGCCTCTCTGTCTCCTAATGCCTTTTGTATATTATTAAAATTCAATAATCCAAAACTGGGTATTTCATATTTTACTTCATTTGTTACCAAGTAATATATGTATGGATTTTGAATATCTTTTATTGTTAAATTTGCTGAACCATTATATCGTGTCAATCTTTTTATCTGTTTCAATTCCGAAACATTTTTTTGACTAACTGCAATTATTACAACTGTATTTGTTTCATCCATTTTTGAGATAACTTCCGTTGGATAAAACGGATTTAATGCTTTTTTTATATTTTGAATACCATGTCTTTTCATTATTGTAACCTTTTCATCGAATGAAAACGGATGTTTTTGTTTATCTATTTTATCATCGGTTACAACTATAACATTATCTTTTCCAAATTTACGGCAAAGTCTTTGGTACTCTTCCCTTTGATGTTGTCCCATTGGTTGAAAGTTTCCAGGAAAAAGGACAATAATATTTTTATCTGCCAATTCTTCTTCGGTGAATATAGATAAATTTAATTCTCGTATCAATTTTAATACGGATTTATTCATTTCATGCCTCGGGTGGTGTTGGCCAATTTATAGAAAACGGATTTGATTGTGTTGTTATATCCCTTAATTCTTGACGATATATTTGCCATTCGGTTTGTTTTTGATTTGTTAATGGTGAATCTGCCAACTGTGTCCAATCACATTCTAATAATAATGTATTTCTTTGATAACGAATTGCACGCCACATTCCTTCTGTTTCATCTTCTATTTCTTGTTGAGTTTTATTACGAACTTTTTGATATTCTACTACTTCATTTTCTTCTATAACAAAATCACTTCCATCGTAAAATTGATTTGAATTTATATTTGCCTCTACAAATCTATACGGGTACCATCCATATTGTTTCAATGTTTCATTATCAAAAACGTGGAAATTGGAAATGTTTTCCCAACTTTTTGGTAAATCTGTTGGATTTCCGGATATTTTGCCGTCTTTTACTAAAATATATTTCATACATTGCCTCAATAATACAAATAACATTACATATAAATATCTATGTATTTTTCAAAGATTATTTTTTAAGAAGAAATTTTTATCAATTCATTTTTAATATCTTCAAAAACATCTTGCCATTCACCAAATTTTTTTTGTCTAAATAATGTAACCGAATCGTACCACTTACTTTTGTTACCAGGAAAAGACCAAATATAATATGGTAAAACCGGTACAACTATCCATGTTGGTTTTCCCATAGCTGCCGATAAATGAGCAATAGAAGTACATGATGTTATTACTAAATCTAAATCTGATATTATATTCATAGTATCAATCCATGTTTTCATTTGATCACGCATATCTGCAAATGGAAGACCGTCTATTGTATTCTCATCTCTTTGAAGTGAATAAAATGTGGTATTTGGTACTTTATGTAAATTGATCATAAACTCTGGTGTAAATCTTCGATATTGTTCGTGTTCAAATTCTGGAGATCCACTCCAACGAATACCAACTTTAATATTCCCATGTTTTGAAAATAGTTTTTTTGGATTTTTTGAAAATAAATAAGGTGATCCTTTTAAATCGTCATATTCTAATCCTAACATATAAGCAGCAGACATTGCAGGAATCCAATAATCATAATGAATACTTGAATAAGACGAGCTATCTACACAAATAAAACCATGATCTGAAAACAATTCTTTTAATTCTGGTGAACATGATACCAAAACTCTTGCACCCAATTCTTGAAACCTTTTAGCAAAACGAAAATTTATTATTTGATCACCATAACCACCTTCACACCTAAATAGAAGTGTTTTATTTTCAAGTGATTCATCTTTCCAAATTTTTCCAGGTATAGCCGGTGATCCAAATACTCCTATAAATCTACCATAATTTAAATGTTCAAATCCTTTTTTAAGATTGCCACTTCTCATTTCATGCCATCCTAAATTAAACAGAACACGATAATCATTTTGTGGTTGATTACGAAGTATATTTTCACTTTCATCTAAATTGCCACTTATAGAAGCATTCAATGCAACGTCAAGTGGATGCATTTCTCTACCATTCATACCAAAACCTTTATATTATTAAGAACGTATAGCGTGCATATGATTTCTTCCTGCCATTATTTTAAGCCATGCCGTTGAAGTGCCAACCTGCACAGGACTGGATCTAGTTGTTGTATTGCCTAAACCCAATTCTCCGTTAAAGTTTGCACCCCATGTCCAAATTGTTCCATTAGTTTTTAATGCTATTGAACATCCACTTCCAGCTTCTACATTTGCCCAATTAGTATCTCCAAATGGACCACCAATTTGAACAGGAGAAGTTCTTTGTGTAGCTGTACCATCACCCAGTGAACCATTATTATATCCCCACGCCCAAAGTGTTCCATCAGTTTTTACGGCAAGAGAATGACAAAAATTTGTTTGACCTTGTGAAGCTGCAACATATTTCCAGTTAGTTAAAGATCCAAGTTGAACTGGACTTGATCTGTCTGTTGTGTTACCTGTGCCTAAATTTCCATTTGGATTATCACCCCATGTCCAAAGCGTTCCATTAGTTTTTACCGCTAATGTAAAATAATTACCGGCAGCTATTTCAGCCCAATCAGTTAATAGTCCAACTTGTCTTGGTGATAGGATGCCACTAGTACCAGTTCCAGATGATATTCCATGTCCAGTTTCACCAGCCGTGTTTGCACCCCATGCCCAAAGTGTACCATCGGTTTTTATTGCAAGAGAATGATTTGCACCACATGAAATTTTTGCCCAATTTGTATGGGATCCAATTTGAACTGGACTGGATCTACTTGTTGTGTCTCCTAAACCCAATTCCCCATTACCATTGAATCCCCAAGACCACAATGTTCCATCCGTTTTTATTGCTACAGTATGATTGTTTCCAGTTGATACTTTACTCCAGTTTGATAAAGTACCAATTTGGGTTGGAGAACTTCTAGTCGTGGTATCTCCTAATCCCAACTCACCATATGTATTGTCACCCCATGACCATATTGTTCCGGTGTTTGTAATACCTAAACTATGCAAATCTCCTGAGTGGATTTCTGTCCAAATTGCGGTTGATCCAACTTGAACAGGACTACTTCTATATGTGGTATTTGACAGACCTAATGCACCGGTATCGTTTCTCCCCCAAGAAAAAAGATTATATCCTGGCGGTGGTGGAGGTGGTTGATAGCCATTATATCCCGATTGTAAAGCGGTTGCTAATATTAAATTATTACTTATCATACCGTAAACCTCTATAATTTATCATAAACCACCAGCAACGTTATCTGCCGCTACCAATCCTAAATAAGCACCACCTTGATCAAAAGTAGTGAAAACAAACACACTAGCATTTCCGAGTGTAGACGGTAGAGCCGGTGCTCCACCTGGCCAATAAATTTTTGGATTCCAAGCGGCTGCCCTAGCAGTTCCATCACCAATTACTATCAGAGTGAAACTAGCAGCAGTTCCACTTGGTGGATCATTACTTGTTGTAAATGATGTTACATTTCCATCAAGAGTAACTCTAAAAACAGGACCGTTGTTTAAGTCAAATGTAACAACACCACCAACGCCATTTCCTGTAACGGTTAGTGTTGTCATCTTTTCATCAGGACCAACTAAAACAGGTGTTAGTATTTCACCTGGATTACTCATTTGTAAAGAACCGGTCAGATTTAATAATGATCCATTGAATATTAAATTGGATTCTACCGTTGCATTTGGAGATGAACCATTTAAAGTAATTACACCGTTATCTGTTGTACCACTTAATGTTATTGTTCCAGATGTTCCGGATGAACCAGGTGTTCCACTTGTACCTGATGTGCCCGATGTGCCAGGAGTACCAGATGTTCCACTTGTACCAGGTGTTCCACTTGTACCTGCAGTTCCAGATGTACCAGATGTACCAGGAGTGCCGGACGTTCCACTTGTACCAGGTGTTCCACTTGTACCTGCAGTTCCAGAAGTTCCACTTGTACCAGGATCACCACTAACACCGGACGTTCCACTTGTACCAGGTGTTCCACTTGTACCTGCAGTTCCAGAAGTTCCACTTGTACCTGGATCACCACTAACACCGGATGTTCCACTTGTACCTGCAGTTCCGGATGTACCAGATGTACCAGGAGTGCCGGACGTTCCACTTGTTCCAGGAGTTCCACTTGTACCGGCAGTACCAGATGTACCAGATGTACCAGAATTACCAGTTGGTCCTATTGTTCCAGATGTTCCCGATGTACCAGGAGTTCCGGATGTTCCACTTGTTCCACTTGTACCCGGTGTTCCACTTGTACCAGCAGTTCCAGATGTTCCGGATGTACCTCTTGTTCCTGAACTTCCTGATGAACCCGGTGTTCCACTTGTACCGGCAGTACCAGACGTTCCACTTGTACCAGATGTTCCGGGTGTTCCACTTGTACCAGCAGTTCCGGATGTTCCACTTGTTCCAGGAATAGTTAAGCCGGAAGTTCCGGATGTACCAGGAGTACCAGACGTTCCACTTGTACCAGATGTTCCGGGTGTTCCACTTGTACCAGATGTTCCGGGTGTTCCACTTGTACCAGCAGTTCCGGATGTTCCACTTGTACCAGGAATAGTTAAGCCGGAAGTTCCTGATGTACCAGGAGTACCAGACGTTCCACTTGTACCAGATGTTC